CTACCCGGTTTTTCTATTGTCCTCTCCGTCGTCCCGCTCATCAATCACAGGGAACTTGCGACGCCTGCGTGATTTTTGATCGATAACACAGCGGGCAATAGCTATCACTTCCTCCCAATCATCAGCCGACAATTCCTGACCTGCGCCAAAAAAAGCGGTGCGGGTTTCCGACAGGTTGCCCTTCTTCTTACCGCGTGCGACGTCAAAAATATCGTCCTCTGGGACTTGAAGTCCCTTCGCAAGCGCCTGCAATGTCTCCACTTTTACAGCTCGCGTCTTACCGCTGAGGATGTCGCTAATCGTTGGGCTACTAACTCCGCTACGACGCGCGACCTCCCTGTAAGTCATTTGTCGGTCGTTTGCGACGCGTCTCACGTAGTCAGCGAGTTTTTCCTGCTCGGTATGCACAGCAGTTTGTTTACTACAACTTGCGTTCGACGCACCTAACATTTGCGTAGGCGCACCTAAAAAAGTAGTTGACATGTATAAATGGTAAGTGTACCTTCCACGGCGCAAGGAGAACCGAGCATGTACAGAAACGAAAAAATCAGAGGTAAGCAAGCTGAACTCGGCTTATCGAACGAAGAGCTTGCCGCAAAAGCTGGCGTCAATGTGAACACGGTCAGTGCAATAAGGCTGGGGAAGAGCGTGTCAATTACTTCGCTGACGGCCGTCGTAGGCGCCCTGGGCCTGACGATGGCGGACGTGTTCGAAGAGAAGCCATCGGCAGAGCAGCCGCAAGCCGAGACGGTGGGGGCGTGATGGAAGAACAAAACCCCAAACCGGAAGCAGCCATGTTGAGTGACTCGATCGAGCGCCTGGAGGCGAGCGTCCGCCGACTGGATGAGCCAAGCCCTAGTGACTGTATTCGGGAGGCTCTTCGGACTCGGCCTGAGACGCTGCGAGATCTTGTTGCTGGCAAGTCTCAATCGTTGTGAGCAGCGTTTCGTAGATCGCATCGATGCGCCTTGCTCCGTCTTCGTCGTTAGCCAGTTCGCGATACCAGCCAGCGAGCAAGTCACGATCCGCTATCGCTGAACCTTTTGCATCCGCTTTGTCGAGGTAATACCGCGTGAAGAATAAATACAAAATCGCCTGCCAAGCGCGCAGTTGCATTAACTCTTCCGTCGTCTTTTCCGACAGCTCGGCAGTCATTTCGGCGGACCTTGCAAGCATGTCGAGAAACGCAGCGTTGTGATTCATTTTTGAGGTCTCCAATGATTGAAAGAACATTATCAAAAGCCCTGGGCCTGACGATGGCGGACGTGTTCGAAGAGAAGCCATCGGTAGAGCAGTCGCAAGCCGAGACGGTGGGGGCGTGATGCTGAGATACCAAAACAACCAGACCGGTGAGGTCCGGACAGTCACTGGAAGCGCACCGTTGCAGGGGGCTCTTGTGATCCTGGACAACGGCGACACGCTCAGCGAAAAACTGCTCAAACAAGACTGGAAAACGGTGAGGCGCCCGGAAGGCGAAGGAACCGACCTGGTGCCGATGTGGGCCTTCACGCGCGCGTCCGAGTGCGGAATGACCAACGTAGGCTGGAAAGAGCCGCGCATCGGTCTGACCTTCGAAACCGAAAGCGCTGGCGCACTCGCAATCGGATTGAGAGAAGCGCTGGACTCCTACCGAGGCCGAACCATCTCTTCCCATTCTGAAATAGCTTCCGGGCCTCCTATGTGTGAGATGGAAGAGACTTCAGTCACGCCAACTGGTAACCCAATTTCGACCGCGCGGGCGCTGTTGGATATTTTTCTGTCTTTCTGCAAGGTACCGTTTTACCGCCTTCGAATTCTCCAACTGAAGCTCGTCAACAAGTACATCCACTTCAAGATCGCGTTGCTCCCGCTCCGCGCGAAGCTGAACGATTTCTTTTTTCCATTTTAGAGCCATGAGCAGAAGCAAGAGCAGGAGAGCGATCGTGACGACGAATGGAAGACGGTACAAGGCGATCAGCCGCAGCCAGCCGCGCGAACTTTTCGAAGAACGTCATAGCGGCAACGACGGCCGATGGAGTGCCGATTAAGAACCGAGCGTCTTTCCAAAGTGGTTTTTCTTTTTCCGGTGCTTTGTCGCTCATAGGAACCTCCGATGCTGAATCACGCCACTGGAAGAGGAGAGCCGCATGCGAATACGGCGTTAACTCCCGGCGGCGCGGGTGGCCGAAGCCACCGAGGCGGAGACTACTCGCAAGCGGAGCTCAGGTGAACGGGACTTTTTGAGAAATATTCCCGGGGGTCGAAGAGCAGTGAAGAGTGACGAGTGATGAGAAGAGCCGAAGAGATCGGACAGGTTCATTGATATTTACGAAGGGCCGAAACGGGCCCCGTTACGTGAGGCGACACCTGCCAGCCGAGTCCTAAGCCTAGTCTTGGGGGGAGTGGTGTGACTGCCGGGGAGAGTACCGGCGCATAAGTTCTTTCCAGTTATGGGCTGTGCGGCGTGGAAGGGCACGCGGAGGTAACGGGCGTGCGAAACAGAAATGTTCGCCATTGCGTTAGCGGTTAGTTCGCAGCAAAGCAAGACAGACCGTCACTCGCCGTGAGTAAACCGAGTCGGTGTCGAATCCGGCCACAGCCCACCCAGGGGAAAACTGAATTTCTCAAAAGAATATTTCCGGAGGCTGAATCGATGACGAACACACTCATTGCCTACCACGGCGACTCTGCAATCAAAGCCGAGTACTTGGCCCGAGTCCGCGCGCACCGCGAAGCGGATGAACTTATTCACGGCACTTATTGGAAAGACGGGAAAGGCTGCGCGGTGGGTTGCACGGTTCACAGCGGCGATCATAGCCGTTACGAGGCCGAGCTCGGCATTCCTATCCAGCTCGCGCGCATTGAGGATGGTTTGTTTGAGAGCCTCCCCAACGGCCAGGCGATGCTCTGGCCCGAAGCCTTTCTCGATGCGATCCCCGTCGGCGCCGATCTGCGGATCGCTTACTGGCAATTCATGCACTGGCTCCTTGTCGATCCGACAGAGGGAGTAATCCGATTCGCAAAGGCTGATCGAACGAAAGATGCGATCGGAAAAGTAGGCGATCTTTATGCTCGCTTATTGAGAGGCGAGACGGTTGATCGAGATACGTGGGCCGCCGCCGCCGCCGCCGCCGCCGCCGCCGTCGCCGCCGCCTCCTCCTCCGCCGCCTATTGGGCCGCCGCCGCCGACGCCGCCGCCGCCGACGCCGCCGCCGCCGACGCCGACGACGACGCCGCCGCCGCCGCCTCCGCCTATTGGGCCGCCGCCGCCGACGCCGCCGCCGCCGACGCCGCCGCCTCCGCCTATTGGGCCGCCGCCTCCGCCGCCAAAACAAGAGCACGCGTACGCCAAAGCGAAAAGCTTTTGGAACTTCTGCGGAGCGCACCGGTCGCAAGTCAGACTTCAGTTTCTGCTGGTCCTGCGAATTAGTTTTGTCGGTTGAGAGTTCTTTACAGGGAGTCGGGATCGCGCGCGTGGGGGTGGTCGCGCGCGTCTCGCAGGTAATCGTTCCCGCGCTCCCATCCGGGAACGTTTGCCGAGAGGTCGCCGCACCTCATGGGTGTGATGCGGTGCGGCGACCTCCTTAACCATCACCTTTGTTTCTTATGTCGTTTCCGAGCCCGCACAACTTAATGAAGGCGATTTGGGACACGCCGGTTCTTAAGGGCCGGCTGAAGCGGCGTCTCGGAATCGGAAAGACCCAATTCTATTTCGTGATGTCGGGGGAGCGACCCTGCCTGGTCCAACGGTTTTGCGATCTGATCGATGACGCTTTAGTGATCGATCGGACCGGAAGGAAAGCCCTCAAGCTTGCAGAGTATCCGCTCCGCTATTTGCGATCGCTGATGCAGGAACAGGCCACGGAGGATCCGGCCTGGGACAATCACGCGGCCGCCGACGAGCTGCTCGCCGAAGTAACCAAGGCCATCACCAAACTTAATTCGCTGGATTTGAACGCGCTTCGTCCGGGAGCGCTGGAAGAGGCGCGCACATCGCTGACAGACGTCGAGCAGATCGTGCGCCAGACAATCGGGCGCGTCGACGCCGAGGAACGTCGGCGCCGCTCGACCGCGGGCAACTGGTGTCAGAGGTGAATCACGTTGCCCGCTTAATTTTGGAGTAGGTCGATGAGTGAGACCGACAAAATGTCAGCCTTGCGAACGCAAGCGCTCGCGTTGGAAAGCCAGGCTGGGCATCTCTTCGCGGATCTGCGCACAGCGATCGCCGAGGCTGAAGCGGAAGCGCAAGAGCTCCGCGCGGCCGCGGAACGATTCAACCTCGAAGTGTTTACCGAAAAGGAGGCAGCCGAAAGACTCAGAGTCAGCGATGACACGATGGCCAGGTTAAGAGTGCGCCTGGGGCTTCCGCACTTTCGGGTGGGATCTCAGTACCGATACACCAGCGCGCACCTTGTCGAGATCATCGGAATTTTGGAGAAGCGAAAAGACGCGAAACAGGCGCGCCGACATCTACGCGAGGTTTCTGCAAGCCGATGAGTACCGCGAATGCAACTTTGGTTGACGAGTCTCAGTGGATCAGCCCCGAGGAGGAGGCCGTAGCCGCCTTGGTGGACGCGGGTGATCTCGAAACGCTCGACGAGTCGTTGCTTGAAATAAATAAAAAACTCGCTCGCCTGGCTGTTGAAAGCAATGCTCTCTGGAGTCGCTATTACCAGCTGCTAGATGGGAAGCGTGAGGTTCGTCGCAGGCGCGCGCGAAATTATCTCGACGAGTTTCAGTTACCGATCGTGTTCGAAGGAATCTCCGACGATCGCGAATCAAAAGAGAGCGCCGGATGTACGTGCAGTGCCGCCGGCGCTCTCCAGGTTACGGAGTCCCCACAAGAGATCTCCGCAACAATGGAGGGAACTTAGCATGTTGACCAGAGACCTTCAACAAAAGTTCACGGTCGATCTTAGCGAGGAGATGCCGCGAGTGATCGATTCCGCAGGCAATGAGATTACCGACTCGAAACACGCGCGCGACCTTTTGGTTTCCGCCGTAGAGAACGCCGCATACAAAGTTGGAGAGTCGCGCACGATGGTGGATCTGAAGCTAAACGCGCGATGGAAAATTGTCGGTGGCTTGGATTCGCTTTCCGGGAGCGATTTGGGAGTCGTCCTGAAGGAGTACCGGGACGCATACGAGACACGCCGAGCCCGCCGGAACAAGCGCGCGCCCGTAGCAGTTTAACGATCATTTTTCAGAATCTCTCAGGGAGAGGGAACGACCCAGGTGCCAAGTCCCTTTGTGGCTGTACCGGAGGAAGCCATGCGCCGCCGCCGAGAGCTGACGCAAGGGGCCTGGCATCTTTACGAAACCTATTGCAGGTACCGAAACCGCGACACCGGCCGCTGCGATCCGGGTCTCGAAACGCTGGCGAGAGAGATGCAACGAACCTACACACACGTTTCGAATATGAAGTCCGAGCTGGTCGATCAAGGCTGGCTCAGGCGCGTCGGCCGACATGCCGTCGACCTGCTGGTGGGTCAGTTTGCGCCGCCCAAAATCAGTCCGCTCGTTAGGAATAATCCTAACGAAGAGGGTGTCCTCGTTAGGAAAAATCCTAACGAAGAGAATCCTTCGTTAGGAAAAATCCTAACGGCCGTTAGGAAAAATCCTAACGAGGAAATCGCGAGTCCTATTACAGCTGAACCAGTAGTTGAACCAGTAGCTGCTGCTGCTGCAACTGCGCCGCGCGACTGGCGAAGCGAGATCTGCGACGAGCGATGGATTGAACAGGTTAAGAGCGAAGGGGACTTTTCGACACAGCTTGTTGATTTCGTCTGGCGAAAGCTCCAGAGGAATTGTGAGCGCGAGGGAGTCGAGCCGACCAAGGGACGTTTTGATCATTGGTTGTCGACCGAGAGAGGAACGCCGCCAGTTCAGCCGACCTTGCCAGCAATGGGAGCTGACCTCGTGGCCGGCAACTTCGAACCTGGTACCAACCAGCGAGTACAAGCGCCGGATCCGGAATGCACCAGGTGTTTCGGTGCCGGAATGGAAGTTGTCCCAGGAAGAGGCGCACGGCGTTGCCAGTGTCGAAGCGTCGAAGTCGAACAACCGACGAATGAAGAAATTGAATCCGTGATCGCGGACGATCGCGAACAAAAAAAGGAGACCGGATGAGTGCCCTCCAAAATGAAATCAATGCAAGGGTCGATGGTCTGAGCGGTTCAGAAACGTTCAAGGTGGGCCAGCCAACTCGTCACGTGAATGCGCTTCGCCCGCATCCGGAAAACCCGCGTGGCCCGATCGACAAAACCGAGCCGGCCATCATTGAGCTGCGCGATTCGATCATCGCTAAAGGAATTCTTCAGCCGTTGGTTGTTACGAGCGATAACCTGATTCTGGCCGGACATCGGCGCCGTGTCGCCTCGAGAATGGCCTATGACGAGACAGCCGACGAGAAGTACCTGAGTGTGCCGGTCACGATCCGTGATCTCAAACCGAACGAGGACGCTCAGGAGCTCATGCTTCACGAAAACATGCAGCGGCGATCGCTAAGCCTGCTGGAAGAAGCTCGTGCATTTTTCGGAATCATGGACCGGCACCGACTTTCAGTAATGGACCTGGCGCGCCGGCTTTCAGTTCCCACCCCAACCGTTTCAGGACGATTGCAGATACTGAAGCTCGAGCCGGAAGTTCAGGCGATGTTCGAAGCCGACTTGCTGCCGATCACAGCCGCGGGTTCGCTAGCCCGCGTCGAAGACAAAGCGAAACAGCTGAAGCTGGCGAACATGGTTGCCCGCAAGCAACTCACCTCTCCTGCGCTAAAAGACCTGGTGGCTAAGGAGTGCGGCGGGAAACAAAGCGAGTCTATTTCAAGTCCTGCAGTTCAGGATCGAATCCAGCGAAGCTTGTCCCACCAACCAGCGCGGCGGCCGGCGAGAGGGAAGAGTGAGCCCCCTGCGGGACGACAGATGGAACCGACCCGAATGGAAGCCGTTGCGGCTCTCGATCGGTCGAGCACCAAATCCATCAAGCTTTTCAATATCAAGCTGCTGACCGAAACCGTTTGCACCGCGTGCGGAATGCTGGAGAACCCGGATGTCTGCCGTACTTGTCCGCTGCCCAGGCTGATCATGGGAATCGTCGGGAGATCGATCTGATGGCCCGACAAAAGTTACAACAGCATTCCCGAAAATGGTGGACCAGGGATCGCGTCCTGAGGGGACTCTTGCGCTTTCGCAAAGACTTCGGTCTGGTACCGACGTCGACGATGGCGTACCAGGACAAACAGCAATTCACCGGTCAGAGCCGTAATGGCCGGTCGTCGAACCAGGGGCACGACCAGCTCTATCCCAGCAGCTATGCAATCTTCTGTCACTTCAAATCGATGCGCGACGCGTGGGCTGCCTGCGGGGTTGAAACCGACCAGGCGGATCGTCCATGGACAGGCGACGAAGAGTGGTTCATCACCGAGAGCGTCGGCCTGATTCCTCGTGATGAAGTCTCGCGCTTTTTGGGCCGCACGGGGCCGGCGATAAAAAGACGTCTCTACGAGCTCGGGGTCAGTTGCTACAACCGGTGGGGTTGGACACTTCACCACACCGAACGCGTGACGGGAATTGGTCAGCGTGTCGTCAAGAAATACCTTGAAGAGGGCCGCATGCCTTACCTTCGGGGAAACAAATGTCTCTACATCGATCCTGGAGATCTGCTCGTCGTCGAAGAGTACGACTGGTCTCGCAGCGATATTCCCGTAGAAGCGGCCAGCGCGATTCGGGCGTCACTGATGAAGAGAATGTGCTTCGCCCTATTGCGATTCGACTGGCGATCCCATTCGCCGTTCAAGATTCAAAAAACATGCGAGCGATATATCGGGCGAATCAAGAACCGCCGGCTGCTCAACTATGTTCCGGAACGGCCAGAGAGTCTCAAAGGATTTAGTCCGCTCGATTGGGTCCGCGTGCGCAGCGCTTCGAACGACCAGGAATATCTGGTCGACGGCGTCGGACGAATTTCAAGTATCTATTACTCACCGTTCAAGTCCAGCTGCAAGGGAACAGATACCGCATGCTGGATGGCGCGCATCGAGTTCAAACAAAAGTTCCTGCTGCCGCATGCTCAGACTGGAAAACAATATCGGCCGAGATTTCACTACACGGTCCGTCTCGATCAGCTTGAGAAGGCCGAGGCTCCGACAACGCCCCGCGAGCTCTCAAAAGAACCGTGGCCGGTCTACGCCCGCGAAGTTAAGAACCCTCGACGCATAGCTCGCGCTCGTGAACGGGGCCGAACCCTGGTCGGGTGAACTTTGGCGAGAATGCAAACCAGAACGACAAAATCCGATCGAGTCATTTTTCGCGTGTTGCCCTTGCCGGTCGCCCGCGGATGGGAAGTTACGCGCAGCGACGAGTCCGAGTCGGCCGAGAAGCTCTACTTCCAGCACGCGGACGGTAAGACAAAACACGATGCTATCTACTTCGCCACGTCGGCCGCGATCGACCTCATGCTTCACGATAGGACCGCCCACGTCGAGATTTACAAACGAGACGGAACGATTCAGAGCGAAAAAACTTACGGCAACGATCCGAGGAGAACCGAGGGTTGATACGCAAGAGACCAGTTGAAATAGAAACCGCGGCGACTCTGTTCGAACGGAGCCGGCAGCGAAACGTAATCGTCATTGTAGAACCATCGGGCCTCATCGGATTGCGCTTGAAAGGAACCAGGCGGGTTGAAGAGGTTGACGCTGCGGTGCTTTATTGCCGGGCCGTCAAAGAAAGGGTATTGGCGACCCAGGTGAGAAGAAAAAAATCACGATGATCGATGCGCAAAAATCCAGTTCGGCCGAAGAGATCGCAGCTGCTTCGAATGAGACGCCGCGATGTAATGAATGCTCGCAATCATCGCGCTCGCGAATTCATCACGATCCGAAGATCGCCGGCGCGCATCACTTCAAACCGCTATTGGTGAGTGAAGATCTCGCTTTGCTAACTGCTTATCTCGAAATGGATCCGGAGGAGGCAAAGGCACACTGGGATATGGCGCGGCAAGACCTTAAGACGTTTGAAGCTTTGGTTCGTCACGCCACGTCGAATGAATTCAGAGTCACCGGGGGCGAACAGACCGAGGCTGACTACGCGGACGGAAAGAAAGGTGGCTATGCATTCGAGGTCACGAACAAGCGCAGTGGATCACTGACGACGGGTTTCGTTTGCATACGCACTCGCCCTGGCGATCGCGCCCCGCGCTGCGAATTTTGTCACACGCGCGCCGGCGAGAATCTTTGCGATTACCCAACCGGCCAACCGTGCGTGAAGTGCAAAGGGACCGGCCGTCATCCCGGACTCCACACGTGTGACGAATGCGCTGGTTCAGGGAAGGGAACCTGTTCAAAACGCTTTTGCCGGGACAAGCGCTGCGGGAAAGTAAAAAGCAGAGACGAAGGCTACTGCCACGATCATCAGGAGCGAGCTGGATACCCGGCGCCGGTTCAGATACCGGACGGCTATGAAGGCTTCCGATGGATCTCGGCGAAATATCCGGGGATCTGTCGTGACTGTCACGCCCCTGTTCGCCCCGGCGACCGGGTCTCGTTTGCCATCAAGTCTCGATTCACGGTCTGCGAAAGTTGCGGGCTCGAGCGACAGAAGGAAGGTGATCACCGATGAACGATAGCGAGGAATCCGTGCACAAGCTTTGCGCGAATCCAAAATGCAAAGAGCCGCTCATTGATGACATGCGAGTGATTTGTCCGGCGTGTCTCTTGATGGGAAGGCGCGGAGTTCTGGCTGGCGGAATCATCGTGGGCGTGGTCGTCGCGATCCTGAAATCGTTCGGATGGATTTAGAGGGACCGGAAATCACCGTGGGCCTATACAACTTCAAACAGCGCTTTGTCGCTCCGATTCTGGCTGGGACCAAATGCCACACCATACGCGCGGTGCGGCGATACCCGGACAAGGTGGGAAATCTATTGCACCTCTACACGGGTCTACGGACGAAACGAACTCGGCTGCTAATGCGGGTTCCCTGCATCGCGTTCGAAGACATTTTGATCACGGCCGGTTCGCGCGGTCCGGCGACGGTAGTCATCAACGGCGTGACATTGGACCACGGCGAGTTGGAAGCGTTGGCTCGCAAAGATGGGTTTGCTGACTTCGACGAGATGGCGACGTACTGGCGAGGTCGGTTGCCGTTTGTTGGACACGTGATCCATTGGAAGGAAGTGACGCATGAGTAAAGCAGACGTCGAGTTGGCCGACAGGATCGTGGAATTTCTAAATCAGTTACTGCAATACGACCGCGCTGCGATCGCCTCTCTGGTTGCGAACCGCGTTCCCTGTAACAAGGCGCTGGCCAATCATCCGACTGTGCAGGCCGGCTTTCACAATGGTGCGTTTAATGTCGGATTGCTCGGTTTGCTAAACGGCTTGTGCGGGACACGAGAAAACGAGACGGGCCTCATCAATGCGATCTACGACGGTGATGCCAGGGAGCTGCAGGACCTGGTCAAATTCGCGGTCCATAGCGATTGAAGACGCGGTGGGAAGCGACGGGCATTCACCCGGCATTTATTGCCCGGAAAAGAGCCGGTTGAGAGCGGTTTCTAGGTGTTGAGAAAACACATTCTCATTACCTAGACAATTTGGAGGGGGCCATCTGCCCCCGCTCCGCCGCTCCCAGCCGCGTGCTTATTGGCTTTCGTCGCTTTCTCCCGCTCCCGATCGGCCCCACTTTCAGGGGCTGATTTCGCGGTACGGCTGTTACAGAAATTGCAGCGAGTTCTTATGACTCAGCGAGTGGTTGCATTTAAGGTCGAAAAGGCGTCCGGGATCGGCGCCCTGCAGCTCGTCCGCAGCGCCCCAGGCCGGCTCTCTCCGGAGGATCCGCTGGCCAGCGTGTCTATCTATCTCGACCAGCTCGCCCCCTCCGGCCGGCGCTCGCAGCGAAACAATCTCGAACGCGCTTCCCGTCTCCTGGGGGGAACCGGTCTCGACTTCGACTGGGCCTCACTCCGGAGTAGCCATCTCGAATTTCTGCGCGGGGCCCTGAAGGGCGAGAAGTTCGCGCCGTCGTTGATCAACTCCACGATCTCGGCTCTGCGCGGGGTCGCGCGCTGGGCCTGGCACCTCGGGCAGATGACCGAACGCGATTACGCTCGCTTGCGCGACGTCCGCCTGGTGAAAGCCGGCGACGACCGACGTCGCGCAGCTCGAGCTTTGGGAGTCAATGAAATTGTCGGGCTCTTCGGGTCCTGCGAACGCGACCCTTCCATCTGCAGCGCAAGAGACGCCGCGCTGATCACTTTGCTTTACGCCGGCGGACTCCGGAGAGACGAAGCCTGCTCTCTCGATGTCTCGGCGTTCGCTCGTCGATCGCACACGATCACGGTCCGCGGTAAAGGCGACCGATCGCGCAGCGTCTACTTTCACGACGGCGGCGCCCGGCGAGCTCTGAATGCCTGGCTCCGGATCCGGGGCGACTGGCCGGGGCCGGTTCTGTCTCCGGTCTCTCGCCATGGCGCCGTCATCTGCCACGCTCTCTCCGCCAGCGGGCTTTATCGCGCGCTCGAGCGGCGAGCTGTAGACGCCGGCGTCGACCATTTCACACCGCACGATCTTCGTCGAAGCTTCGGAACGCACCTGGCCGAAGAGGGAACCGACATTGACCTGGTCCGACAGCTGCTCGGCCACGTCGAGATCACGACCACGCAGCGCTACATCATGCGGACCGAGAAGGCGAAAAAGAACGCATCGATGAAGATCCACGTGCCGTTTCGGACAAGGGGAAAAGGCGGGCGTAAGAAGCGGCGCCGGCGCGGGCGGAAAGACTGATCGGCTAAAGGAGAAAGTATGAAAGCCAAAGAACGGATCGAAGAGGACTGGCCAGACGTCATCGGCGATGCCGACGCACTCGAGAGTGCCGGCTTTTCGGCTGGATTGGAATTGCCGCTCGAGCAGCTTTCTTCCGATCAGCTGGTCGAAGTTATCGAGGCCAGATTCGCGAATCAGGAGGGCGTGCTTATCTCACTCGGCAACCGCGTGCAACGGCTAGCCGCTGAAAACAAAGTCCTGCGCCGGCGTCTCTTTCGATGGCGCGAAGTGGCCGTGTTCATGATCGCGATCGTGATCGTGGTCTCGACCTGGCTCGGGCTTCTTCTCTACTCGACCTGGTAAACCCGGAACGCAGATGAAAAAGAAGAAACCTCTAAATCGGAGATTGGTTAACGGCGGCGATCCGGAGAAACCGTTCGAGGTACCGCTGCAGGTTGCTTTCGTCGACGAAGCGACTAATGAGCTGAACGACTATTTGAGTTCTACCCAGTTGCGCGAGTTGGCGTCGGCGCTGATCGAGCGCTACGAAGAGTTTCAACACCTGCAGGACTTCAGCCTGGCCTATTTGTGGAAACGCAAGGGACCGTCATCCAGCGGCCACAACACTCTCGGTAAATGTCAGCGGCTCACCGGCATGCTGAAGTTCTTTGCAAAGTACGACTTCGTTATCTGGCTCTCCGCCGATCATTGCCATGGCTTGACCGCGTTTCAAATCGAAGCCCTGGTATTTCACGAGATGATGCACGCCGGCGCCGAAGATGGAAAGCCGGCTATTCGGAAACACGACTGGGAAGGGTTCGCCGCGGAGGTCCACAACTACGGTGAGTGGAAGTCCGACATGACGGCAATCGGCGACGCATTTCAGTTCTCGTTGTTTGGAGGCTAATTCTAACGTGGATCTCAAACAGGCCAGTGCGATCGCTGAACATTATCGTGAAGAGATGCGACCGTATGTCGAGCGAATTCAGATTGCCGGCAGCGTTCGCCGCGGGTGTCCCCAGGTCAGAGACATAGAGCTGGTCGCTATCCCAAAATTCGAACCAATTCCACACGACGGAGCGAGTCTCTTCGACAACCGGACAGAAGAGGAATCCTTGAACCTTCTTCACCGGTGGGCTACGCGCGGGGAAGGTACCAGCATTCGATGGATCAAACCGGGAACTTCAGAAATCGTCACCTGGGAGCCAAAGCCCGACGGGAAGTACTGGCGAGGCCTGTTGAGGGAGGGGATCAAGCTGGATCTATTTTTGTGCAGGCGAGAGAACTGGGGATTGATTCTTGCCATCCGGACCGGGTCCGCGGAATTCAGCCAGGCTCTTGTCACTCACGCGCGCGATATCGGAATGCCTTCGATCGAGGGCTATCTGACAAACGCCGGCCAGCGGATTGTTACCCCCGAGGAGCACGACGTCTTCGACCAGCTGCAGCTCAACTATGTCGATCCTCTGGACAGGACCGGCCGGGAGAAATTGCGACATCGAAATGGAGGGTTTAAGCATGCTTGATTATCGACATGAGTCTCTTGAAGTCTGGCCGAAGGACGTCGTGTGTACGGCGCCCGGTGACCGTCGCCATTCACCCTTTCGTTCTACCTGGAGCGCATCGTTGAAAGTCCTCGAGCGCGAGCTCTTGCATCTTGAAGCACATCCCGATCGCACTCGCTTCAAGACATTCCACCGACCCAGCGTGGTGCGGCGCGACGGCCAGCTCAGGTCCGATGCGCCGATGCCGGATAACCCCGGCGTGATACTGACTTTCGAGGTCTTTCAGGAGAACGGAACATTTAATGACCGAGGGCAACGCCTGGGACGCTATGTGCCGGTTCAGTTCGAATGCGACACCTTCACTCATTGGAAAGACAACGCCCGCGCGATCGCGCTTGCTCTTGAGGCGCTGCGCAAAGTCGAGAGGTACGGTGTTGCGCGTGCGAGGGCCGTCGAGGTTGGGCGGAAACAACTGCCCGCGCATGTTGGCCAGGGCCTGACCATTGATGATGCGTTAGCCGTTCTTTCGAAGTTCTCCGGACGCACAGTCGCTGAGTTGAGGAATTCACCAGGGCTTATCAAAGCGGCCCACCGAAAGGCGTCGATTGAAGCGCATCCCGATCGGGGCGGGAATCACGAGGACGCGGTAAAGATCAACGTCGCGTACGAAACGCTTAAAGCGGCCTTGGAACTCACATGAGCGAGAATCCACTCGATCGAAATTTGCTCTGCGCTTCATGTAGAACGTTATCGCCAGTTGGGGGCATTGTCTTATCGGGCTATGTATGTCCGGTATGCGGTGAGCCGATCTGCATCTTGTGTGGATGTACGGAAGCTGTCGCGTGCCTTGCTCAATGCAATTGGATCGCACCTGGCATTTGCTCGTCGCACGAGGCGGAACTGAAGAGCCAGGTTAAGAGGGTCTTCGGAACTGCAGTTCTCGCCGCTTAAAACGGGAACTACATACTTAACTCACTTTGAGGGAGAGGTAAATCAATGCAGGAATATTTGAATTGCTACGCAGTTGAGTTTCACTGGGCTGGCTCTCGGCAAGCTACATATTTCATTATTGCAACAGATTTGGAATCGGCCGTCCCACCAGCGAAGACGGCACTGGCAAACATGTACGGACGGGAAGTGGGGGAGCGAGCTGCGCTCGCGAGCGTTAACGAGACCGCCCGCGGCGTACTCATTCCAGCTAAGAAGCCCGCGAAGAAGAGTGCGAGGAGGTAAGCAATATAAGTCCTCTTAAAACCTCTGCCGGCATTCCCCGTTGGAGACGACAGCCGGCGAGAAAGCACATACCGCTTACCGGGGGGCAGGCGGTATGTGCACAACGCGGAGCGACGAGCCTATGGGTCGCTCCGCGTATTCATAACGGACGAAGGCTGCGAGCCTGGTCTTTCTGTAAACAGTAAACCAAGGAGAGTGAGATGGAGAACGAACAAGACGATTTAGATAATCAGTCAGCTGGAACGACCGATGGATCGCCCGCCAACCCGTCGATTGAGAAACGTAATATAGAAAGACAGCCAACTACTACGAGCGCTGAAGCGCCGGCCAACACTTCAATCGACCTCGCGGCCCTGAACACCCGCATCGCCGCGCATACGAATCCAACTATCCGGGCCGGCTTTCGCGAGGTTCGCGTGCTTGAAGTACAGGAAGATCGCGTGAGGGTCGAAGCGGAAGGCCAGGAGACTTTCATCGCGCTTGATGACAATGTGCGTGGCCAGCTCGAGAGATCATTTCCCGCGGAGTAAGTAACACGAGGCGATGCGGATGCCGTATCGCCTCGTGTGCTCATTAAGCCATGAGTAAGAACGTCGATATCAAAGATCCATCCGTTACGGTCAACAGCGACAGCGATGCGTTCTTGTGGACTAACGATCTGATCATTGACCTCAAGCTAATACTTGCGGGGGGGGTGAGCCAACAGAACCCATAACACCTGAGCGATTAGAGAGGTGGGAGGGGTACGGGCGAGAGCTGATTGATTGTAAGCGTGATGGACGACTAAGACATTGATCGCTTATCTAAGAGAGGAATTCAGAATGACACCAACAGTTGGAAGAGTAGTTCACTATGTTGCATTCGGTACGCCTGGTGGTGAGTATCCGTCGACCGATCGCGCCGCCGTCGTTACCGAGGTAGATGAACCAGACAACGAACAAAGCCCGGTTGGCCTGGCCGTCCTAAATCCCACGGGGATGTTCTTCAACCAGCACGTTCCTTTTGGAACGAAGGGCGGGCAATGGCATTGGCCAGCGCGGCAGATCGAAGCCCGCACTCTTGAGATCCGGCCCGATCAAGACCGTGGTACGGACGGACCGTACTTCGATGGGTCATCCTGACCCGCGCGGGTCCTTCCTCGGCCTTTCGGACTGAGGGTAACTCGCAACCGCACGCCGTCGCCAGCGACAGAAATTATTTTCATTTCATCAGCAGGACACACTTTTTAGAGTATGCCGAAGCGTATCGACGTTAACCAGGGCGAGCTCGTCGACTTCCTCCGCGCTCTCGGCTTCTCGGTTGCACTCACGAGCTCCGTGGGCGATGGATTCCCTGACATTGTTGTTGGTGGCCAGATGCCTTGCCCCTGCGGCAGCGGCCGTCGCGTGCGGCAATCGAAGATCGTTGAAATTAAGGCGGGGAAGGGAATTCTTACTCCTGATCAGGTCGAATTCCATGGAGCCTGGCGCGGACAACTAACCATAATTCGCGATCGCGACCAGGCTCTGCAGCTGGTCGGGCAATCCGTTCGGCGGAAAACCGTGCCACCCTCGGCGAAATAAGCTCTTCGGCAGGTGCTAGTCTTTATGCGAAACAGTTTTAGCGACGGCAGACCGCTTCCTACCTGACCGCCGCTAAGTGTTACGGATAGACGATTCCCCCTATGACTTCGCCGCCGCCGAACTCACGCCGCACGCAATACCGGCGTCGCAACGTTGACAAGCGTCGCCGCGAGCGTCTTGACTTCGCGCTCGAGCTTTCTCAGATGGCCGACCGAGCTCCGGACGACGACGCCCGCCGAGCGCTAAACCGTGAAGTTGCGCGACTGAGAGAAAAGTCCGGAAGCAAAACGGTAGAAAACGAGAAGGCAATAGTCCGGGCGCTCACGGTTTGGCAGGAGCTGACCACGGCGGAGGTCGTTTCCGAAACCGGACGCTCGCGAGATATCGTGAACGAAACCCTCGCCCGCATGCTTTCCAAAGATCGCCCGCTCATCACCGGCCGCGAAGGTAACAGCGGCCGGCGGGGCACGCAGATGGTTTGGTCATTGCTGCGAAAGCCCTGAATTAGTGCCACCCTCCCGCAAATAGCCAAATCACAAACGTTAATCTCTCGAACCGGAAGGGCCGGTGCTCTCCGCTCCCCCAGCCGCGTATCGATTTTACAGGTACTCCTTTAAGTCGTTCCGGCAAACGGAGGGTATCCCCGGTCCTCCAAACTTCAACATTTTGAAAGGATGGCACACATGGAGTTCTTTAGAGCATTGCTACCGACCGCATTGATGTCGGTTGGAATTTACCTCCAGGGACGGGATACGAACCGGACGGGGCCGATGACGCTTTCGGCCAGGTCTTGACCGCTGCCGCGCCCGGCGTTGCTGTCGCACTTAAGCCCGCGGGGCCGGGCCAGGCTAAGTCAATGGTCCGTGTTATGACCGCGATCCGCAATGCGGCCCAGTGATATCTCGACCAAAACCCGCCGGTGTAAGTGCTGAATGAGCCGCGCCCTATTCACCATCGGAGCTTGCTTCAGCGCCGCTTTCTTCGTCGCCAACTGGCTGGGCTTTTTCGGCCCGGCCTATGGCTACGAAGTTATCCATTGGTGGTTTGACTGGAGCGTGACGGTTTTTCTTACAGCGCTTTTCTACAGTGGATATTGGGCGATCAGTTTCTTCACCCGAACGCGGGGTTGATCTCCCACCGGGCCGATCGATCACAGGCTCGCACGCTCGAAAACTACTGCAGGAAGAGAGAGGGGGTGGAACTTGGACACGGTTGTCGTTGCCATCATCGCATCAGTGACCACGATCGTCGGCGCCGGGATTAGCAGTTACCTGGGCGTACGGACAGCCCAGGCAGAGATGAAACGCGACATCGCCTACAACGCAAGGGCTATTGAAGAGGAGACCGAGCGCCGGCGGGAAGTGGTAAACGATCTTCGTGATCGGGTAATCAGGCTCGAGAGCCCGCATTTCAGAGGATGAGCAACAATCGAAATCAAGCCATCGCGATTGTCCTCGCCGCGATTTTTCTCTGCGTGTTGCTGGCCGCCGGCTTCGTTCTCTTCTATGCCTTTCTGGTCTTTGTAAATGGTGGAAGATGATTTCAATCAGCGTCAGACTCGACCCTCCGAAGCGGGGCTCGGAACTTGATAAGCAGGTCCGGTTCGCGCTGACGATGGCGTTGACCGCCACTGCGAAAGACGCTCAGGGTGAAATCCGCGACTCGCTGCAGGACACATTCACGATACGCAACCGCTGGCTCGATCAGTCGAATAAGTTCGGGATCAAAGTGCGGCCGGCGAAGAAAGACGACCTGGTTGCGCAGGTAGGGACCGACGCGGACTGGCTCCAGTTCCACGAGGAAGGCGGAATCAAAACCCCGCAAGGCCACTTCATCGCCATCCCCACCAGGAACGTTCGCCGCACAAAGAAACAGATCATCCAGAAAGGCCAGCGGCCGCGGGCGCTGATCGGCAAGCGTGACTTTCTGATCACAACCAAAGCCGGCCGTGTCGTTCTGTTCCAGCGAACCGGCCGGGGAAAGCGAAGCGGCATCAAGGCTATGTATGTGATGGTGCCGCGCTCGTCGATCAAAAAGCATTCGACAATTCTGGACCCGACAATGAAAGCAATCCAGCAGCGCTTCGGAGGGAATTTTTCCAAAGCGCTGAAGCGAGCGATCGCGACGGCAAGGCCATGAGAGCTGAATCAACCACAAAGAAAAGCGCGAGAAAGGCCGCCGTCAAACCGGGCCCAGAATACTTTTCCGTTTCCGAACTTTCGCGTCTCACGAAGCTTGACCGCGCGACCATTGCAAAGCGGCTTAGCGGCACGAAATCGAAGCTGGGGGACAAAGGCGCAAAGACGTACTTACTGAAAGACGCGCTGCCGAAGTTGATCGCCGGCGAGTCCGCCGAGATGGATATCGCAAGGCTTCGTAAGGCTCAGGCGGACGCTGAACTGAGAGAACATGAGCTGGCGGTCGAGCGCGAAGAGGTTTTGGAAGTGAGTGAGATTCGTGAACACCTGATCAAGTTCAACCGTGCGTTATATAACGAGCTTGCGAAACGAGCCCCGCGTGAAATTGCCGCCCAGCTTCGCAAGGCGGAATCAACGACACATATCATCGAAATTCTGCAGCATGAGTATTCGCGTAGATTTAATGACATCCGAAAAGATCACCAACGTTTTCTCTGAGGCGCTTCAAATCGCGATACCGGAGAGCCACTTAACGGTGTCCCAGCACGCGGGTACCTACCGCTATCTGGCGCCGGAGCGCTCCGCGCGGTCCGGCCGGTGGCGTAATGATCTCACCCCCTACCTTGTTGAAATAATGGACTCGGTTAATCAGCCAGGCGTGCGGGAAGTGGTATTTGTCAAACCGGCCCAAGTCGGCGGTTCAGAAGCCGCGAGCAACATTTGCAGTTACTTCATGCACGCGGACCCTGCGCAAATCCAATACTCAGCCGAAACCCAACCTAAAGCCGAGGCGTGGTCGACAGAGTCGCTGGCCACGATGATTCGCGATACGCCGGTTCTGGCGAACCTTGTTCGTGAAGCGCGAACGCGCGACAGCGGCAACACGATTGGCGCGAAGAAGTTCCCAGGCGGACAGCTCACGATCGGCTATGCCACGTCGCCGGCAACGGCGTCTTCGCGCCCGCTGAAGATCGTCATCCTCGACGAGCGCGACGCCTATGTACCGACAAGCGAAGGCGATTACTGCGCCATCATTGAAAAACGTACTGCGACGTTTGACGACTCGGTTATCTTCAAACTCTCAACCCCGCGTAACCGAATTGAGAATCCGGAGGGAAGTCCGGTCGACGCTCCGCGCTATTCGCCGATCGAACTTGAATACGAAAACAGTGACAAGCGCAGGTATTTCGTCCCCTGTCCGCACTGCGATGAATACCAGGTACTAGTCTGGTCACAGGCGGGCTCGATCATCGAAACAAACGAGGAGGGCAAGGAAGTTAAACGCGTTACTTTTACGGGCTTGAAATGGGACTCGGCAGAAACGGCAAGTGATGCCTATTACGTTTGCGTCAACGGCTGTGTGATCGAGCATGAAAGCAAGACCGAAATGCTGGCGCGCGGTGAATGGCGAGCCGAGAAGCCTTTCAACGGCTGTGCGGGTTTTTTTCTCAACGAGCTTTATTCGCCATTTGTAGATTGGTCGAGCATCGTGAAGACGTTTCTCAACGCTAAGGGTAACCCGGAAAAACTCAGAGTGTTTGTGAATACTTCTCTGGCGGAAGGGTGGGAAGAGAAGATAGACCAGGCGTCGGTTGACGATCTTGAAAGCCGTCGCGAGGGTTACGGCGATTATCTTCCGGAAGGCGTGCTCGTGCTGACCGCAGGCGTCGACGTTCAGGGCGATCGCTTGGAATGTGAAATCGTAGGTTGGGGATTGGATAAAGAGAGCTGGTCGATCGACTACAACATCATTTTCGGAGATCCATCGCAGATCCAGGTGTGGCGCGATTTGAAAGAATATCTCACTCGAGAGTGGGAATATGAAATTCCTGTCGTCGGCTCCCTTGATGAAGTCTCGAACTTTTCCAAAATGCGCGTTGTGGCTGCAGCGATCGACACAGGCGGACACAACACCGAAGACGTTTATCGCTTCTGCCGAGCCAACGCCGGCCGCAACTGGTACGCGATCAAAGGCGCGAACACGCCAGGCAAGCCGCTCGTTTCTCCGCCGACAAAGCAGGGCAAGCCGTATGTATTGCTCTATACCGTTGGCACGGAAACAGCCAAAGACTCCCTTGCGGCACACCTGGCTATCACAGAACAGGGACCGGGCTTTTGTCACTTCCCGGAAGAGTTCGAACGCGACGGAATAGTCTTCTACGGCGATCGATACTTCAAGCAACTTCGGAGTGAAACCGTCATTACGATTCACAACGGCGGTGTTACCACGCGCCGATGGGAGAAGATTAAGAAGGGTCTGCGCAACGAAGCTCTTGACGTTCGAATTTATGCAATGTTCGCAGAGCGCCGACTGAACCCCAACTACCGAATCCTGATGACGCGCCGCGAGCAATTGGCGGTTGATCCACCCGTCGAGACGCCGGCGGATCAGGCAGAGGCTGGGCAGGGCCAGATCGCAGGACGTCCGCCACGGCGCGGAGGACGAGGAGGCGGCGGCAAAAACTGGGTGAATGGATGGAGGTACTGAGGTGAGCACAATCGTATCGAGGGTCGAGCCGAGCGTCATCGTAATCGGCGAGACGTTGGAATGGGAGAAAGCGATCGTCGACTATCCTCCTTCGGATGGCTGGTCGCTCTCTTATGCGTTTCGCGGCGCCGGCGCCGGGTTCGATGTAACAGCGACCGATGATAACGACGTCTTCCAGATCACCGTCACGGCTGCCGTGACGGTGACGCTTACCGCCGGAACATATTACTGGCAGGGTATGGTCACCAGGACGGGCATCAAGCACCTGGTGGGCGAAGGACAGTCACTAGTCAAAGCCGGTCTGGCGGCAACCGCAACGGGAACCGCAGCGGATCTCCGTTCATTCAATAAGAAAACGATCGACGCGATCGACGCGATGATGGGTGGAAAGGCTACGGCCGACGTCCAGGAGTACACGATCGGCATCCGGCAGCTGAAGCACATTTCCGTGACGGAACTGATCTCCCTCCGCGAACATTATTCCAAACTCTATTCCGCCGAGCTGCGGCGAGCTCGAGGCGGCGGGCTTCGCACTATCAACATTGGATTCGACAGGCCGAGGTAGCGAGGTAGCATGAAATTAATTCCTGACAACATTCGATCGTTGCTCGCGCGCGCGTGGCCGAGCCTGGCCGCTGTCCCCAAACAACGCCGCTTTGAAGGCGCGCGCATGAGCCGGCTCGAGCGCGATTGGTCCGTGGTGCAGACGTCGACGAATTCCGAGTTGCGCTCTTCTCTGAGAGTCTTAAGATCACGATCGCGGGACCTGGCCAGAAACGATCCGACCATCAAGCGCTTCCTCTCGCGAGTGAGAACCAATGTTGCCGGCCCGGATGGATTCAAGCTGCAGGCGCGGGCGCGCGACGCAAGCGGCCAACTTGATCAACCGCTTAATCGGATCGTTGCAGCCGCATGGGAACAGTGGTCGTATCCCGAGAACGCGAGCGTGAACGGGAAATCATCCTGGCGAGATATCTGCAGGAGCTGGTGCACGCGGCTGGCGCGCGACGGAGAACCGCTGATTCAGATGGTCCTGGCCGATAACCCTTTCGGCTTCGCTCTCAAGTTTTGGTGCCCTAGCTGGCTGGACGAGTCCTACAACCAGCTGCTCCGCAACGGGAACCGCGTGATCATGTCCGTCGAGCTCGACCCTGACGATAAACCGGTTGCTTACTATCTAACGCCCCCGCCAACGGATTACCAATTTCGCGACCACACTATCCGGAAACGGACCCGTATCGACGCGTCCGAAATACTTCACGACTTCCTGCGCGATTCCGGCCACGAAGACAGCGACTCGCAGACCCGCGGCGTCCCGTGGCCACATGCCGTAATGCTGCTCATCAAGATGTTGGGCGGTTATGCCGAAGCCGAGGTGGCTGCGGCGCGAGCCGGCGCCAGTAAATTTGCCAGCATCGAGAGAACGGTCGCCGAAGGAGAATGGACCGGGGATCCGGACGCCGCAGAGCAACGCGCGTCTGTCGACAGTATGCAGCCCGGCCAGATTATCGAGCTCGACCCCGGCGAGAAGTTCAACCTGATCGATCCCACCCACCCGACCACGGCCTACGGTGATTTCACCAGGCACGTCAAGCGCGATTTTGCATCCGGACTTGACCAGGCATATTTCGCGCTCTTCAACGACCTGTCCGACGTCAACTACTCTTCCGCCCGGATCGGTCTCCTGGACGAACGAGATTCCTGGCGGGCCCTGCAGAATTTCGAGATTGATCATCTTTGCCGTCCGGTCTTCAAAGCCTGGTTGATATCCGCCGTAATGACGGGGGCCCTCAGTTTGAATGCCGATCAAATCAGGCGCGTCATAGAAGGCACCTATTTTCAGCCCCGCGGTTGGAAGTGGATCGATCCGCAGAAAGAGATCCAGGCAAACATTTTGGCAATCAACAATGCGCTCGGAACCCGAACCGATACGGTTGAAGAGCAGGGAGGCGATTGGCAGGAAATCCTCTCCATCCTCAAACAGGAAAAAGAAGACGCGGCTGCGGCCGGCATCGAGCTATCGCCAAAAACTGAGGCAAAACCCGCCAGTCAGCAGGACGATGATACGGACGGCGACGACGCAATTGCTTCCAAGAAAAAGCAAAAGAAGGACGGATAAGCCGGGAATCTGTGCCACCCTCCCCGAAATGACAAAACCTCTTCATTTATAGTCCTGAGCCGCAAGGGAACGCCGCGGGCGCGACCTTCACTCAGGACTTATGGCAACCCCCAACTCTCAAACATTCGACGAGCGAAAGATCATCGGCCGCGCGTTTTATCGCGAGGTCGAACTGAACGAGCGCTCGCTCAAAGTCGACCGCGAGAAACGCACATTTCAGATCGCATTTTCCTCTGAATACCCCGTTCGCCGCTGGTATGGGTACGAGATTCTTGATCATTCCGGCAAAGGTGCTGATCTAAAACGGCTGAACAGCGGCGCAGCTTTGCTGCTTTGTCATGACCGTAATCAACAGGTGGGCGCCGTCGTCAAGAAAACCGCGAAGATCGGGGAGGATAAAAAGGGCCGTGCTGAGTGCAGAGTTTCCCGTAGCCGCGATGACATTCTTGACGATCTCGAGGACGAAATCCGGGGCCCCGCATCGTTTGGCTACATTCCAAAAAAAATGAAGCTCGAGGAAAAGCAGCTTGACGGTGTCGATGTGTACCGAATTTTCGAGTGGGAAGCGATCGAGATTTCGCTCGAGCCGACGCCCGGCGATCCCACTGTCGGAGTCGGCCGCTCTCTCGAAGATACCGACGATCCCGAGACCGAAACAATTCTTGACGCAACCCGCGTCGCTGAACCCCTAACTCCAAAAGAAGAGGAAAGAACGATGGAAACTCTAACTCCAACGCCGGCCGCCGCGGCTCCCCCGCCGATGTCCGAAGAAGTGACCCGCACAATAGAGCTCGTCGCAATGGGTGAAGCACTCGGCGATGTTGAGATGGCGCGCACTGTTGCCACCGAAGGCGGCACGATTGCCGACCTGAGAACGCGACTTATCGCGAAACGCAAAGCGGCGACTCCGGACGTGCCGGCGGAAGATCCGGCGGTCGTGGCCGCACGTAACGGCGGCGGAAGCGGCGCGGTCCAAGTCATCGCGCGTCACGGCAAGCTGAAGAATTTCAAAGGCGAAGGCGCCGATCTTCGTGCCTATCGCTGCGGCATGTGGGGTGTCGCTGCTCTGCTGGGTCGAAACAACGATAGCGCTATCGCAATACGTGCCCGCGAGTACTGTAAGACAAACGGCATTCCTTTAACGCGCGCCGCGACCGAAGGTATAAACGAGGACGGAGGGTTTAATGTCCCCACCGAATTCGGCAACGACATCATCGACAATCGCGAAGAGTTCGGTGTATTACGGCCGAATATCAAAGTCGTTCCCATGGCCAGCGATTCGAAGACGCAGCCTGTTCGCGAAGGCGGATTGACACTCTACGCGGTGGGCGAAGGCAAGGCGATCACCGAGAGCAAGAAACGATGGGGACAGATCTTACTTGTTGCCAAAAAATGGGGAGTCCTGACTAAGGTTTCTTCAGAGCTGAACGAAGACTCGGTCGTCAGTTGGGCTGACGATATGGTGGGCGAAGTCGCCGCCGCCATCGCCGAAGGCGAAGACGAAATCGGATTCAACGCCGATGGCACTTCGACTTACCACGGCATAAGCGGCATCCGTGCACGGCTTCGAAATCCAGAGCGGGCCAGTTCGTTGCCGACCATCGCTAACATTGCCGGGCTCGTTGTAGCGTCTGGCAATCTCTTCTCTGAATTCACTCTCAACGACTTCATTGCGGTGATGGGCAGGTTGCCGAAGTATGCGAAGAAACGCGGCATGCCTAAGTGGTATGTGGCTCAAGAGGTTTGGGCAAACACGATGGTTCGGGTGGCGGCGGCAGCAGGCGGCGTGACAGCAACGGAAGTGCAAAACGCGATAGTGACCGACAGCCCGCGCTTTCTCAGTTACCCGGTTGAAATCACGGAAGTCATGCCAGACGCCGATGCTAACTCTCAGATAAGCGTGATCTTTGGGAGCCTCAATCTAGGGGCGATGCTCGGCGATCGGCGCGGCGTCACCATCGCAATGTCTGATTCGGACGGCGACGACTTCGCCTCTGACATTCTCGCACTTCGCGCTACCACCCGTTTCGATATCAACGTGCACAGCGTTGGTAACGTGAGCGCCACGGCCAACCTTCGCAAACCCGGTCCGATCGTCGGTCTGATCAGCGCAGCGTCGTAGCACACGGCGACGAGTAACAGGGCGGCGCGAGTCCCCCCTCAACTTGATTCACTTCCGGAGAGACAGAAATGATTCACGCTACCAACATGAAAGCCGTCGCCGTTACCAGCCCGGCTGCGATTGTGGACAACGCGGCATTCACGACCAACACGATCGACACCCTTGGCTTTCGCTACATTCAGATCATCGTCCTGATCGGCGCGCTCGATATCGCGCTTGCGGTTTTTAAGCTGCGACAGTCGGACGACTCCGGAATGTCCGGAGCCACAGACGTTCCCGGCGCAGATTTCAGCGTCGACGGAACTCTGCCGAGCGCCACGGATGACAATCTGTTGTTCGCGATAAACGTCGACATGAGAGGAAAGAAACGCTACCTCGACGTCTCGATCACCGGCGGCGACGGGTCGGTTGGCACTTACTTGTCCGCGATCGCTCTTCTCTCCCGTGGAGAAGAATCGCCGAACTCGGTGAGCGAGCGCGGCTTCTCCCAGGAATTGACGGTATAAACAGGAGGCCGCTGCCCGTGGCCTTCACGGAAGACTTGTCACCGTTCTTTGACGTGGCCGGCCACGCGGTTGCCGCGGTCTTTCACCTGGGCGGCGCGCCGGCCGTCAACCTGAACGCGAAAGTGATTTTTGACAACCCGACTGAGGAAGTCACGCTTTACGAAACCGCGATCGAGGCGCGGGCTCCGACGCTGCTCGCAAAGACTGCAGAGATCCCGGGAGTCGTGAGAGGAAAGACAGTCACGGTCAACTCGATCACTTACACGATCGTAAAAGTTACAGCCATCGACGACGGGGCCGTCTCGCAAGTCCACTTGCAAACTTAATGCCGGATCCGCCAAAGACCCTGAGACAAAAGTTCGTCGACGCCATTGTCGCGCGGATGCAGACGATCCTTACGACGAACGGCTATGTCACAAACGCCGGCCAGAAGGTAGAAGCCTGGCGAACTCATTGGGAAGAGGACGAGCTGGTCGACGGTGCGCTCGGGGTCTTCGACCTGACGAATGAATCCGAGAAGGAACATCGCCAGTCGTTGCGGCAAAAGAACACGCTGACAGTTCAGATTCGGATCTTCGTCGCAAAGGGGAGTCGGGCGGAGAAGGTTCGGCAAATAGAGGGCGACGTGTTCAAAGCGATTCGAAGCGACGATCGCTGGACCGTAGACGGAAAGGGAATGGCGATCGAGACGCGGCCCAAACAGGACGGCTTCATCATTCCCCAGGATTCTTTCGAAGTGGCCGCCGGCGCGGTCGAAATCGAGATCGAGTACTTGTCCAACACTTTCGACGCATACGCATAACGACGAGGTAAATCATCATGGCAGTCGACGCGAAATACTTTATCGGCCGAGGGTCGCTCAACATGGCCACTCGAAATCAGACGACCGGCGAACCCGGCACCCTGGTTGATGTCGCCGAAGTGCCGGAGATCGAGGTCATCCCCGGAGTCGAACGGGCCGAGAACATGAACACGAGCCGTCCGATCGCGGTGAAAGACCTAAGCGTCGTGAAGTCGATGTCGTTGGGTATCCGCATAGTCTTGAAAGAAGTCACCCCGGCGAACATCGCGGTCATGGGTTTCGGAACGGTCGTAGCCGAGGGAAGCGGCGTTTTCACTGACCAGGCGCTCCCATCAGGATTGATCGTCGGCGATCGCGTAAGACTTCCTGGCGCGCGCACGATGGTCAGCTCAGTCGTCGTAAAAGACAGCGCCGGCTCTCCCGCGACGCTGACCCTCAATACGCATTACGAAATCGACACGTCTTTCGGGATCATCAAGATCCTGAGCCTCGGCACCTTCGTTCAGCCCTTCACCGTTTCCGGCACGGAGGCCACTGGAAAGACGAGCGTTCCGTTCTTAACCACTCGCCAGGTTGAAAAATATCTTTTGTTCACGGGCTACAACCTGGGTAACGACGACAGGAAATGTATTTTCGAGATCTACCGCGCTTCACTTAGCCCGACGTCGAGCTTCGCCCTCAAGTCAGATGAAGTCGTCTCGTTCGAACTGACCGGCGAGTGTCTGTCGGACGCGACCAAAGGCATCGATCCGACATACGGAAATTACGCTCGCTACCGAGAGCTCGAGTAATCCGCGCCCGCGATGCGGCGGCGCGCACCTTGGACACACAGCCGCAGGTTGGCGTCAATCGTCGGCCTGCGGCTTTTGATTAGAGGAGCACATAGACAATGGGACAGTTGAAACGAAGAAAAATATTCGGCACACGTCGAACGACCACAGCCGAACTGACCTATGAAGAGGACGGCGAACGAAAAACAGAAAAGGTCCGCATTTCATATCTCGGATTGTCTACTAAGGTCGCGCGCGCGTTGAACGAGGAAGCCAAACTCGACAGCACGTCGCTTGCCAACCAGCTTTGCAGCATTCTCAAAGTCCAACTTGTCGACATCACCGAAGACGACAGCGACAAGCCCGCTACCCTCACGTTGGAGGACTTTGAAGAGCTCGGTCAGGACAACCTCATAGCCATCAACGCAGCGATTCGGGACGACGTAGAAGGAAAAAAATCCCCGTCCGTGGCCTCGCAAGGTTCCTAGCCACGGAGGGAAAACAGGGCGTTCCGCTGCCAGGCCTCTCGACGATAGTCCTGGCATTGGAGTTTGGAGTAAATCCCCAGGAGATCGAGGAAGAGTGGGACGAGTGGTGGGTCCAGCGTTGCCTGCTCTATCTCGCCGCACGCGGTCAAGCACTTAAGATCAAATGAGAGGCGTCACAGCATACAAACTCGGAGTTGCGATCGATGTAAGGGGCGATGCTTCGGCGAGCTCTAAGCTTCGCTCTGTCGATCGCAGCGTCGGCTCGCTTCATAAATCATTTGGCGATCTCGGTAGCGCGAAAGGCCTTGGTGCACTTGCCGGCTCGCTGACCGGCCTGGTGGGAATCGCGACGGCGGCGTCGGCAGGCATCGGCACCGTAATCACGACAGGCTTCATGCTCGCGAAGTCTGCGTCTGAATGGGGTTCCGAAATTCACGACGCTTCGGAACAGACCGGCCGTTCAACCGAAATGATCTCCGCACTGAAGATGGCCACAGATCAGTCAGGTGGTTCGCTTTCTGATCTCACAGCCGGCTTCAAAATATTTTCAAAAACAATCGGAGACGCTGCCCGCGGTTCTGACGAAGCAAAGGACAAACTGCGGCGTCTCGGCATTGATCCGCAGGAAGCAATTAACGACCTCGACGGCGCGCTGGCCAAAGCCTTCAAAACCATCAACGACGCACCGCCGGGTGTTAAGCAGACCAATGCTGCGCTGGATGCGTTCGGACGCTCGGGCGCCAACCTCATCCCTACCATCCGCTCTTTCGATGGCGATCTTGCCGGGCTAATCAAACGAGCAAAGGAACTCGGCGTCACTCTTTCTAAGGAAGACGCGAAAGCCGCCGACGATTTCGGCGACATGCTCGACACGCTGACCCTGCAATTCAAAGGGGCGACGTTCGCGATCGCCAAAGAGTTCATGCCCGAGATTCAGAAGGGCATGCAGGACATTTCCACCTTCGTTAAAGAGAACAAGCAAACATTCAAAGATTGGGGCAGCGGCATCGGTGACTTTGTTCGCGGCGTTCGCGCGATCTTCGACAGCGAAGCCGCGAGCATCATTGGTTGGGTGGTGAAGATCACCAGCTACGTTAACCCATTCACAGCGACGATCAGGGCGGCGCTCTGGGGTTTGAAGCAGCTCGGCTTAGCGTCGGGAGAGGTGGAACCGGACGCTACCACCTTCATGGACCCGGCGAATCGCATGAAGGCCGGCGCGGGCGCTTACGCTACGGTAGCGCCGGGCTCGGAATATGACCTGGCCGAGAGCACTGGCGAAGCTGAGAAGGCCCGTAAGGAGGCTGAGCGCCGCGCAAAGATCGCGTCCGATGCTCGCCTGGAATTACTTCAAACCGCAGAGCGCGAAGCCTCGCGCGTACGACAGGAGGGTCTTGATAAGGTCCGTCGAGACTACGACCGCGGACTCGTCGACAAAGAAACTTACGTCACTCAAGCCGTCGCCCTTGAGCGTCAGTACATGGACGCCATAGTTGAGAGCATTGCGAAGGAGCGCGCGGAAGTGCGCGGTCGCTCCGACGAAGCTGTCACGATTCTCGCGAAGGAAGGCGCACTCAACGAACGAGCGCTATCCGCACAGCAAGAATTCCGAAATAGGCGCCAAAGGATTATCGACTCTGCGAGCGAAACAGAAATCGAGCGTCTTAAACGCTCGAATGCGCACGCCCTGCAAATAGGCGAACAGATGGACGCCCGCGAACTCGCAAGCATTGCGGATCGTGTTGAGCAGGAGCACTTGCTTGCTACGGACGGGGAAAAACGGCGCGCGGTCATCATCGCTCGCGGGCTAGTCCGCCGACAGAAAGCCCTGGAGGACGAGCTCGCGGCGGTAAAAGGCAACGCTGACGAGGAGAAGCGGATTGATCGCGAACTCGACACGCTTAGGCAAGACTTTGCCGACGCCAGGCTCGAGCATGAACGTCGCCATCGTGACGCGATTCAGCAGACTCAGGAAAAAGAACGTGAGCGACATAAAGAGCTGCGAGCCCATTTCGCCGAAAGCATGCAATGGGGCATTGAAGAGAACGCCCGCCAGGCCCAGAAGGAGCGCGAGGATCAGCGCCGCCAACAAGACAGAAGCCCAATCGGTCAGATAGGAAATCGGCTGCTCGGAATGCTGGGATCGAGCCGCGAAGAGTTCGAAGAAATCGGCGCGATGGGTATCGCGTGGAAAAACACCATCGATATGGGGATGGATTCAATCTATCAGATGGGGCAAGGCTTAGGGGAAATCGTCGGACAGTGGACGTTGATGGGTGACCAGGCGGACATCTCGTTAGCAAAAATGACAGCGGCCGTGTTGGCAAATCTTGCGGCTCAAGCCGCGACGATGGCCGTGTACTTTGCCGCAATGGGCGTTGTCTCACTAACCCCATGGGGAGCTTTATTATTCGGGCCCGCCGCCCCGTGGTTTAAGGGCGCCCTACTTATGGGGATCGTCGCGGCAGGTGCCGCTGGCCTGGGACGTCTGGCGGCCGGCAATGCCGGCGGTGGGGCATCCAGCCAATCGACGGCCGACCAGAACGCCGCATTCGCGGATCCAAACAATTCGGCAAACCAATTTAGCAACGGCAGCGATCGTCGCTTTGTTCCGCCGTCTGAGGACTCGCGCTCGAGTCAGGCTCTTGATCGCGTGGCTAGAGCGCTTGAGCGTTTCGAAAATCTCAAGCCGGAACAGGTCGTCACATTGGGCGCACCAAAGGCTTACCAGGCAATCACCGAAGCCAACAACAGAGGTTTGCGCAGAAGCGGAAAGAACGTGAACGACCAGGGAAGGGCTCTTAACTTCGCATGAGCAGCACGCCCGATTACGAACGCCTGGATACGACCTATTTCACCTTCACGGCGATTCGGCTGAAGGTCGCAGTGTTGACGGTCGACTACGGCGATGGCTACGGCGATGGCGCTCTCGTCGGTTCTGATCAAGGGCTGCGCGGATGGAGCGTTCAGATCAACGTGTTACTCGACCTGGAAGATTACGGATTGATCCACAGCTATGACCCGGAGGGCCAAACGCCGTTTGTCTACCTTTTCAATTTCATACTGCGTTCAAAGGTGGCAGGGAATCGCCCGTTCATACTGCGCGACCCGAACGACGGCCGCGACTACTTCGCTGAATTCGTAGAGCACGGATTAAACCTCGAGATGATGACGTCGGCGCTCTTCTCAACCGGCTTGGAATTGAGACAGCGAAGGGTCCGCGACTTCGATTCGCCGAGTGAGCCGACGGATGGAGAGAATCCATTTTCGATATGAGGCGTGTGCGCGATTTTCAGCCTCAGCTGAGGTGAAGAATCGCGCACAACAAAACAGTACATATAGTTAATACAGTTCTTAGAGATGTCCGAATTCGACGCCACAACATTAGCCAAGCTGGAAGCCTTCGCTGCGATCCGCGCAAAGCAGGTCGCGGAGATCGTTGCTGTGTTCTGGCCGTCGCCGACAGGGACGATTTACTACGCAACAAGACAGCTCGACCAATTCGACTCCGCCCCGCCGGTTTCCCCCATACACGCCCGCTTAATCCCCGAAGACCTTGAAAGCGACCAACTCTTTCAAACGGTCACATCAGATTCTGCCCTCAGCGACGAAGAGGTCGAGCTTAACTTTTGGGATGGCGACGGCGCGATCGCGGATCTCGCGCACCTTCACGGCGAAGGCGTTCGCGTGGAAGTCTTCTACTGGTTGCCGCAGGTCGAGCTCTTGCTCTCTCACTGGTGGGGCCATCTGCGGACGCCCGACGGTGCCGACAGCGAAGTGTTCACATGCCCAGCGGCGATCGGGTTTCGCTCTCCGTTGTTACCGCTGCCGCGCAGAGCTTTCTTTGATACGTGCCAGGCGATCTGGGGAGGACACCTTTCGACGCTCGAGCAGATCGCTGACAACGATTGCCCCTGGAACCTTCATCTCCCAGGCGGAACGATCGGCGTGCCGGGCAGCGAACTGTTACCGCCGTGCCCGCGAACCAGCCGGACAGTCTGCGCCCAATATATCCAGATCGCGCCGGCCGCGCCTGACTCTAAATCCTATCTCGGTTTCGAGACACCGGTTCAGACCACACCGATCGGCAACCAGGGCACCACGATGTTCTATTCATCGCGGGGCAACACCAGCAACCTGAAGAATCCGCTGCGCGTCATCTTCGGCCGGCGCGTCGTGCGCGCGCTGGATCTCCTACTCTTCACCCCAACCATAAATACTAATCATCCCGAGCAGGGATTCGTCCAAGTGCTTTTCGCGGTCTGCGAGGGACCGATCGCGGCGATGTTCAACTGCAAGGTCAATAACCTGTTGATCGCGGCCATGCATTTGAACATCCGGCTGGGCGAGCGCCGGCAGTCGCCGACGTCTTACAGTTCCACGGTGCCGAACTTTTCAGGCACGGCGCATTTCTACGCAAATTACGGACAGGTGAACGCCGCTCAGTACGGGGCCAACAACCTGGCCGGCGAGACGATCGTCGACGGACTGAATGATATTCGTGTCTACAGTACACCGACAGCCTTCACTCGACAGTTCACCAACAACCGCGCCTGGTGCTTGTTTGAAATGCTGCGCAATAAGCGATGGGGTTATGGCGAAGCTGATTCACGGTTCGTTACTCAGGACTGGATCGACCTTGCTGCATGGTGCATCGAGACGGTTATCTTCGAAGCCCCGGACGAAGGCGGAACTTACAGCGGCGTGCGCACGACTTTCAACGCGGAACTGATCGGACGCACGACCCAACAACAGATCTCTGATACCTGCGCCGCCGGCCGCTTCTCCCTTCCGTTCCTCCATCAAGGCAAGCACCGGATAGTTCCGCTCAAAAAAGAAGTGCTGACCGGCTGCAAACTCTTCACCGATTACGGCAACGATCGAAACATCGTGGTCGACGAGCGCGGGAAGTCGTCTATTCGGCGGTCCCAAACGTCAGACGAAGAGATGCCGAATGAGATAACGCTCACGTTTGAAGACGCCGCCAGAAACAACATAGAGCGACCGCTAACGTTCTCGGACACGGACTACCAACTAAAGTCCGGACAGGCCGGCGGCGACGACTCTAGGCGTGTAGTTCGTAAGCCGTATTCCGCGATGGGGGTCACCAGCATCAACGAAGCCGTTCGGCTCGGTTACTGGCTGCTCAATCTCGGGGAGTTCGAATCCGGCGGGCTGAGAAATAATCTTTCAATCACTTTCACGACCTGGTTCGCCGAATGTCTGCAGCTTCATCCCTACAAAGTCATCAAGGTCCTGTCTCGCCAGCTCGAGCGCTACGGCTTTCAATACTTCAGGATTAGGTCAATGAGGAAGTTGCCTAACCTGAGAATCGAGATCACCGCTCAGGCTTATGCAGACGAATACTACGACGAGCTCGAAACCAGCGTCGTGCCTTCCTTTGGCGACTACGAAGCTGAAGCACCTGGTAACACGCTGACCGGCGGCGCGACCGTCACCGTCGACACGAGCTGCAGCGGCGGGGCAAAGGTCACGGGCATCGGGAACGGCGGCGCTCTTCGCTTTAACGGAATAACGGTTGACTCGACGCGGCTTTACGAAGCGACGGTCTATTACAAATCGTCCGAACCTCTGACCACTTATGTCTCGGTCAACGGCGCTGCGGCACAGCCTCGGTTCTTTCCCTCGAGCGGCGGAGTCGTCGGCCAAATCAACATCCAGCTTGGGATTCTTAACGCTGCGGGATCGCACACAATCAAACTTTCAAACCCGGATGATATTTGCCCCGATCTTGACGTCATTACTGTTCAGACGGTCTTCCTCGACCCGCCTGAGCTCGGCGGCGGCGTCTGCCAGGCTGAGTTCGGAACAATCGAATACGGACAGGGAGAGCTCCGGATCCCGGTGCTTCCTTGCGCTTAACTGAAGGCTACTAATTTATGACAGACCGTTGGCTTTGGGCTCACAACATGATGCGGACTAAAGATTTGCCCAAGAAATTTCGCCGCAAACTTGGACGCGCGGTTCGCAGAGGTAGAAGCAAACCCTTCAAGTTAATCACTACTCGTTGGTCTTGCGAAAGTTGGGGGTTCAACTATGCCAAGTAACTACGCAGCATTCGATGTGAAGGTTGATAACGACGATGGCACAGAAACGAAAGTTCCGGATGCCACGGTGAAGATTTATGACGCAACCAATGTCGTCGACTTGGGTGAAATTACGGCGGACTCCGACGGCCATATTGACGGCGGAACGCTGCCAGTCGACGCCGGAACGGTCATTCGCTTCCGGGTCGAAAACTATCTTAGTCAAGCGGGTTACTTGGAACAGGTGACGACTTAGATGAAGCTGTTACTTAAACCATGTCGCGGAATCTCCCTGGTCCTGCGCGACCAGTCGCAGCCGCTTTACCGCTTACCAGCGGACCAGGAGCCGGCCGTCGTTGAAGTCTACCAGGGCTTCGCGGATGAACCGCTCGGCACGGCGGAACTGATCGGAACGGTTGCGCCAGGTCAAACGCTGGTCAGGAATTACATCCCCGAGGTCGATCGAGACCTGCGCTTCTATCTCGTATCGCGTGGCGTTGACGGAGCTCGTGACACCTCGCTCCTGAGCGAATCGGTCAGCACAGTCTTTTCGCTTCGGCGCGAGAACGAAGAGCCGGTCATCGGGCAGATCGGGGCCGCGGAAAATCTGCTCGCAGTCGTTGGCGTGAACAACTTCACCCGCTTTGCCCGGCTGCGGAAAGTGGAAACCGCCGGCGATGTAGATTTCACGACCGACGTCCAGACCGAGATCTACGACGGCGCTGATTTCGTCGCTAAAGAACTGCCGCGCTACATAAACGTCAATCGTCCATCCGGCGCCGGCACGCTGACAAAATTCGTGCGCGTGTCGCATTCGTCCGGCGCCGCTTACGGCCCAACCTCAAACGTGCTGGAAGTCACCTTCGCGAACTCTGGCGGAGCCGGTGGATCCACCGGAAGTTTCGACCCTATACCGCGCCTCGATTACGAACTTTTGCCCTAACGAAGAATGGAGAACTCAATGCAGACACTTAAGAAAAAACTTATCAGCCGGGCGATCGTTGCCTGCTTTATCCTGGCAACCGCTATCCCGGCTTTCGCCGGCGTTCCCGTCGCGTCCGGCTTCTCGACCTATGCCCCGGTCAATCGTCAAACCGCGCTCTTACTGCTCGGCTCGGATCCGGAATCGACGCCTCTGGTCTACGCGATCGCGTCGGGTCCATCGCACGGCGCGCTGACGAACCTGAACACCGCGACCGGCGCCGTCGTCTACACGCCCGCCGCGGATTACACCGGGGCGGACAGTTTTACCTACACAGTGACGAGCGGCGGGCAAACCAGCTCGGCCGGCACGGTCACGCTGACGGTCACCAGCGCCAAAACGACGATCAGCGACACGGTTACAGATGCGGCAGGCGCGCCGCGTAGTGGCACCGTGACGTTTATTCTGACTCAGGGCGTAACAACTCCGTCAGGCATCTCCCCGAAGGGCGCTACGGTCTCCGCAGGGCTCAATTCGAGCGGTGTGTTCACTATTCAGGTCTACCCGTCCAAGTCACTTTCCCCGGAAGCCTACTACCAGGTCTGGTTCGCCGACCGGAATACGCTGAACCGGGAACTGCTCGGCGTCTACGAGATCCCGTTATCCACGACCACGATCTCGCTTGCCCCGTACAGAATCACGGACGTGAACCTTGCGGCGCGCTACAGCTTCATCTCCGCGGCTCAGGCTAATGCGTTGGGCGTTGCGCTGGGATCGATCTTTGACGGCACGCCGGTTGATGACACGGTACAGAAATACGACTCGGCAACCAGCAAGCTTCAGAACTCTACGATCAAGTCGACGGCGGCGCAGACCACGATAAACAGCACAGAAGGTCTGGTCATTAACTCGACCTTTCTTCAGCCATCCGCTGCGCTTCAGATCGACACCACAACGCGCGGGCTTCTGGCTCCGAGGTTGACCACCACGCAGCGAACCGCGATGCCTGAAGTCCAGCAAGGGCTGTTGATCTACAACGTGACCACCAATCGCCCGAACTGGTTCAGCACCGGATGGAATGTGGTCGCGTACCTGACGGATTTCGAAGCCTTGAACGCCTCGGCCCTGACATCGGGAACGATTCCGGATGCTCGCTTTCCAGCGACGCTTCCGGCCTTGAGCGGCGCAAACCTGACCGCTTTGAACGCGACCAACCTGACATCCGGCACGCTGCCCGATGCGCGTTTCCCTTCAACCTTGCCCGCTCTGAGCGGGGTAAACCTGACGAACCTTGACGCCTCCGATTTGGCCAGCGGAACTATGCCGGACGGCCGTTTCCCTGCAACGTTGCCCGCCGCCAGTGGAACGAACTTAACAAGTCTGAACGCTAGCAACCTGTCATCCGGCACGGTACCGATGGCACGTCTCGGCAGCGGCGGAGCGGGCGCGGGCGCGAAGGTTCTTACCGACGCCAATACATTTGTTAACCCCGACGTGCTCGGATTGATTGATGCTCCGTTCTCTTCGACCTTCAATAGGGTGGCGTTGTTTTTGAACTCGCATACCGTCGGTGACAGTTATCTTCAGCAAAGCACAGATAGGATTTCAATTACCGGCACAGGCTCAGGGCCGCGCTTCGACATCTATTCCGCAGGGGCATACGGGGACACCGATTACGTTCGTGCTTCTATCTATGCTGACCCGACAGTCGTGGAAATCGGCACCGAGGTAGGGGGATCGTTTACCTCTCAATCAACCTCAGTACGACTCAAAGCAATCGGCGCGACCGGTGATATTCAGTTCGAGACTGGACTCGGCATCCTCTGGAAACAGACTGGCCTCAATTGGGTGCCGCAGTTCATAACGATGGGCATCGGTAGCTCATCTCTTCCGCTCGGCTTTTTGAGAATGACATCGAACGGCGGGCTGCACTTCTATAACTCCGGCGTTGCTCAGTCGACAGTGCGAAGCGATGGTCTGAACAGTGTCGATATCATCAAGGGCGACAACTCTGGGCTCGGCAACCTGAACGCGGCGACAGTGAACCTAGTCAAAGCCTATCGCGCTTTGCTCACCCAAACCGGAAGCGGTGCACCATCCGCAACGGTCCGTGAAAACACACTTGGCGGAACTGTAGTTTGGACACGGAACGGCTCTGGCGATTACACCGCCACGCTCAGCGGCGCATTCACTTCCGGAAAGACCTTCATCACCATGGGGAGTTCGACCGCGGCGGGGACCGACTTCGTATCGCTCAGAACTGAACGAACCAGCGCCAACGCGATCTTACTAACGACAAAAAACGTAGACATCGCCGCGCCTTCCGCTTCCTTCGCAGACGATCTACTTGTCGCAACCGAAATTCAGATTTTGGTTTATCCGTAGTTTTGGACGGACAGGAGAATTGATATGACCCGACTTGATGAAGTAGTCCGCGTCGGCGGCAATGGTTCGATCGTGGTTGAGCCTGACAAGACGGACAGTAGCAAGCCGTTGGTGATTCAGCGCCCGATCAAAACGGCGAACGGTCTCGACCTGCAAACGGTTTTAGACAGCAAAGCAACCGCCGCTCAGATCATCGGCGCGCTCGTTTACAAAGGCGTCATAGATTGCTCGTCGAACCCGAACTATCCAGTCGGCGTCTCCGGGGATCTCTACGTTATTTCCGTCGCTGGGAAGATCGGCGGCGCGTCTGGCGTGACTGTAGAAGCTGGCGATCTGGTTCTGGTTAAGACAGGCAACGCGGGCGGAACTCAGGCGGCTGTCGGTACCTCGTGGGATGCCGTGCAATCGAACATCGTCGGCGCGTTGGTGGGAGCGAACAACCTTTCGGACTTGGCGAACGCGGCGACGGCGCGGGCGAATCTTGGAGTTGGGGCGGCAGACATACCTATCTACAACACCTCAGCTGTGATGGTAGAAGGGAAATTAGCCACTGTCACAGGGGTCGACCTCAACACAACTGATCCAGCCGTCCTTTTCACTGCGCCTGCTGGTAAGAGCTGCGTAGTCACAAAGGTAATCATCCGAAACCCAAGCGCCGACCTGACAGGAAGCGGCAGCGTATTAACGTTTGAAGTTCAGATCACTACTTGGGCAACGCTTGCGCTGCCAGTTTCCAAACTAACAAGCTCGAACTTCTATGGAGTGATTTTACCCGGCACCGCTGACTATCTCTTTGACGCGGGTATTACTCCGCGCAGGATTTCACCCGGTAGTGGGTTACGCGTGTCACTTAATGACGCGTTTGGCTCTGCCGAAACAGTCACGATTGATGTCTTCGGATACCTCTACTAAAGGAGAAAGAAAATGCTCACAGCGACAATTCAAATCCACAACAATCCCGACTCTGGTGAGTGGGTCAAGCTTGGCCTAAACGCGGACGAGTTTCAATTCATCTACGCAGCCGATGTGCAAGAGCCGCCGTACTACGTGCCTATGGCGGACCATCCCTCTGTCGAAACGCTTGCCCAAAGATTCGCGGAGAAGGTGAGCGGTCGTGGGAAGTCAATAGGAGTGTCGGCGTCGGCGTCCGGTGACTCAATCACTCTCACGACAATTTACGAAGAAACCACAGCCGAGCAATTAACGCTGGAAACCAATTCACCAGACGTCGTATTAACACCCTTCAGTTGATGGCAACTTTCTGTCAAGATCGGACACGGAAAGCACAGATGAGCACAGGGCGGCGGCCAAGTTGGGCGTCGCTTTCGTGCTTCCACGCTTACGACGGAACGTCTACGTTCTTGTCTTCTTCTCCCTGACTCCGCATTGGCGTAAACTAGAGCAGCGACCCCACCCTGAAACGACAAGCGGTAGGACTCAGAGATGGAAGTCCTACCGCTTCTCAGCAGGGGGCAGCGCGCGGGTTATTTATAGAGCGTGTGAATCTGCGGGACAAGAGTTATTTCAGCGATCACGTATTCGGTAAGTTCATTAACAGAGGGCTTAGCCCAGCTTGATGATTTAGGAACGGTTTCAACCGCGGTGCCGAAGCGCATCGCTACTCTTTGCGAACTCTGCCAGCCTCTCTCGCCACTCGCGCCCAATCCATACCAGCTGCGTTCGGATGATCGACTCGGTAACGGCAAGTACTGCACTCGGTCAGGCCGGCAGGCGGCTCGTCGAACTCCTCAAACAGGTGCCAAGGATGATTGTAAATAATCATCGCATCGCAGAACACAAAGTCTTCGTTGCGCTTGTAGTGGTAAACCGTACCGCTGTTAAAGACGATCACTAGTGGTTTTGAATTCATAAGAGTTTCACCGTGCGGGAAGTCTAGCCGGGGAGGGGAAGGCGTTGCAAGAGTGAAACAAGCAATTACCCCACCTGAGAAGCGAGATTTCCAAGCTCAACCACCTGGGTTTTGTTTTGCTTAGGGGCAGCGTCGGGGGCTCAAAAGAAAAGAGGCGTCGTTCGCGGCGCCTCTAACTTACTCCCCTGTTTTGATTTAAGTGGTGAGCCGAGCAGGACTCGAACCTGCGACCCACTGGTTAAAAGCCAGTTGCTCTACCGACTGAGCTATCGGCCCACATAAAAACGGAAGGATTCGGTGCTGAGGCATCTTACGCAACGCGCTTCGCAATTGTCAATTTAGGCGTCTAAAAGGTACTCGAAGGCGTTATTGATTTGCTGACTAGCCCCGTTTCTTGTCGGGTCTCGCGGTAAAACCACGGCTTTCGGGCAGTTTCTTAGCAGTAGGCGAGAAGCTCTGGGACTTGGTTTTGTCCGAACGCTCCTCTATTTCCTTCTGGATCGCTTCCTTCAATCGTTTCTTTTCACGCTTCTTCATACGGGAATTATACATTAGGAGATTCGAGATACGGAGTGGTCAATACCGGGTATCAGGCCAGTTTCAGCACTTCCCGGGTGCCGATTAACAAAAGCGCAACCGGTAACCACGAAATACACGAATTGTTAGAATCAAAAATCGCACGAAGACGCGAATCCTGGGTCTTGTTTCGTGTTGTTCGCAACGGCTTAGTGTATTTCGTGGTTCGTACTTCTTGCTCAGCCACAATGCCGCCCGCAATGAAACTGATTGGATGGGGCGATGATTTGAGGGGAGGACCCATCCGCTATCCCGACACATCGGGATACTGACTCGTTTGGGCGGGAATTGAATGGTCCTAAACCGCAAGCCATCGGCCGACGGCTGAGTCGCGAACGATAATTGTTTGGTCTCGTTCAGGTCCGGTGGAGATCATCCCGATCTCTACGCCGATCTGGTCGGAAAGAAAATCAACGTAATTGCGCGCGGCCGCAGGCAAGGCGTCCAGCTCGGTTATTCCAACCGTGGAGGATTTCCACCCGGGAAGCGTGGCGTACACCGGTTCGACTCGGCGCAGGTCCTGCGACACAGCCGGGAACGATGCGATGTCACTGCCGTTGATGCGATAGCCGGTGCAGACTTTGATCTCGTCCAGCGTGTCGAGAACGTCGAGTTTTGTCAGCGCTACCGACGAGAAGCCGTTGATGTCAGCGGCGTAGCGAGTCGCAAACGCGTCGAACCAACCGCAGCGACGTGGCCTTCCCGTCACAGCCCCATATTCGCGCCCGCGCTCGCGGATCAGGTTGGCCATCTCTGCTTCGCCTTCCAGCATTTCAGTCGGGAACGGGCCTTCGCCGACTCGAGTCGTGTAGGTGCGAACGATTCCCAGAACGCCGGTTATGCGATGCGGCGCCAGTCCGGTGCCAATCGCGGCTCCGCCGGCGGTGGTGCTCGAGGACGTAACGAACGGATATGTCCCGTGGTCTACGTCGAGTAAGGTGGCCTGCGCGCCTTCGATCAAAATCGATCGGCCGTCGCGGGCGGCTTGATTCAGGAAATGCGTGGTGTCGGCGATGAACGGTTCAAGCCGCTGTGCAAACACCGAAGTCTCTTCGAAAATCTCATCCGCGTTGAGCCGCGTCCCGCCGTACGCTTCGATGATTCGATTCGCATCTTCCAGATTGCGCTCGATTCGCGAGCGCAAGACTTCAGGGACAAGAGCATCGGCTACACGAATGCCTCGACGACCGGCTTTGTCTTCGTAGGCCGGGCCAATCCCTCGAAGAGTGGTTCCGACGCGTTCGTTGCCGAGACGTTCTTCGCTGGTGTGATCGAGCGCGCGATGGTAGGGAAGTATCAGGTGGGCACGCGAGCTGACGCGGATTCGCTCCGGAGTAATCGAGACTCCTTTTTCCGCCAGTTGATCCGCCTCTTCGAAAAACGCTTTCGGATCGATCACCATTCCGTTACCGAGCACACAGACTTTGCCCGGATGAATCACGCCGGACGGCAACAAGCGAAGGACGAAAGCTCTGTCGCCGACATAGACCGAGTGACCGGCGTTATGGCCGCCCTGGTAACGCGCGACAATATCGAACCGCTCGGCCAACAGGTCGACGATCTTTCCTTTTCCTTCATCACCCCACTGGGCGCCGATAACTACGATTATCAT